TTTCTATAGTGGTAATGAGAGAAATAGTAAGTCGCAAGTCGATTTTTTCTGTAAATGGTTCGACCAGGCGATTGACTTTAAAGCCATAGGCGCAAAATCCTGTCGCGAGGTGGCTGGTATAAATAGATGTAAATTAAACGGAGAACCTATGTATATTAATAAACACTTGTTCTTCGATGCAGGTGGCGCTACCCATCAAAAATTTAAGGATATTAGGGGTAGACGTCGTAATATGAGTAAGACACAATTCTTTTCAGGTGTCAGTGATGTTGAAAAATATTTTATAAATAAAACTCACCGATTTCCAGGGGAGAAAAATTCTATAGTTGTAAAGAGTGAATTAGTCAAAAAGAGAATAGTTGTAAATACCAGTCTTGATACGTATATACCCTTATGTAAAATAGAGTATCTGTTGGGTAAAACGTTATCGGGAATGTATAATTGCTATTCTCTTATGACTAAATTGGATAAGGCTAAACTTAGTGGTCGTTTCTGTAAATATTTATCTGTAAATAGAAGCTCTGGTCCGATATTTTTATGTGCACCTTTGGACTATTCGAGCTTTGACACGACCATAACTTTTGATCTCATTTGTAAGACTATAGAGAAGTTCTCTGAACTTAGTATTTATAGAGATGAGATCATGAAAAATTTATGTATATTTAAAGAGCTAATGCAGGGAGCAGAAGTAAGCTTCGCAGAGCTCAAAAAGGTTTTTAAATATAAATATGGTATGTTATCTGGATGGAAGATTACCAATCAGATAGAAAGTTTGTTGAATTTTGTAATAAGCTACGGGGTGTGTGCAGAACTAGGACTAAATCTCCGGGATTGTCTAACAATGGGGGATGATTTAGTATTAGTTATTGAAGCACCTGGCTTGGAACGAAATCAACAACTTAATCTATTGGCTCAAATCAGTAAATATTATGCTAAATTAGGATTTGAGATCCATCCAATTAAGAATGTAATAGGGTATAACTGCATCGAATTTTTACGATGCTATTATAATCATAATGTTGTATTTAGCTATCCAGTGAGGAGCTTAGTTGGATGTTTTTACACCCAACCAACCTCAGAGCTGGAATACAATAACTTTTCTAATTATAAATCAAGCCTCGATAAATGTATTATGAAGACAGGGGGCTTTATGAAGAAAAGTTTAATATATTCTTTATGTAAATATAGTTCAAATCCAAATATTAAGGAGTTTGGATTTGATTGTTGTATTAATAGCAGAGAGTATGAGAGCAGAACTGAATATAAATATGAATATAAAATATCAAAAGATTTTTCAGTTAAAGATTCTCAACTCTATAAGTATTATTTAAATCTATTTGGACCTGAGTACTCAGATATTGTATATTTTTATTTAAAAAATAACGTTTTTTC